CTCTAATCAATCTTTCAACATCAGCCTGTGATAATGGCTGACGACTGGCAATATAACTTTCTAGTATAGATTGCCTGTCAATGGTGAATAGTGATAAAATTTTATTAAGCATTTTTTTCTCCGTAGACCTCTTAATGAGCATCTATATGGAGTATATAGTAATTTATGTTGCAATGCAATATGATTTTATCACTATCGCCTAGACTTTATCACCTGGTGAAATCAGTCATTAGCATCTTCATACTTCATTTTGGCAAGGATATAATCTTTTACCAATGATGACCTAACAATATCATCAGGGGTAAATTCAATTCGTGTAAAGGCTGCCATGTGATGAGCAATATCAAAAAACTTTAATATGCCTGACATATCATTTTTCTTTTTGTTCAGGTCGGTTTGCCTGTAATCACCACACCAAATAATCTTTGACCTGTAACCTACCCGTGTCATTACTGTATCAATTTCTTCATAGGTAAGGTTCTGCATTTCATCTACAATAATAATGGCATCATCAAAGGACATACCACGAATGAATGATGTAGATATAAACTCAATGTGGCCTTGTTCCTCTAGTCTATCCCATGCATCCTTGCGACCAAATAGTGTTTCACATATCTGGCGATACGGTTGCTGATAGATGTCCATCTTTTCATTTACATCGCCGGGTAAATGACCAATCTCCCGTGATTGCACGGCAGACCTAACTACAATGATTTTATCAAATGGGTTTGATTTGTCTAATACTTCTTCAATTGCTTTATACAAAGCACAAAATGTTTTACCTGTACCTGCAACACCATGTAGTGCTACAAAGTAATCTTGGCGTTTGTATGCTTCAAAGAATAATCGTTGGTTTTCTGTGAGTGGTTGAAAGGTTTTGAGGTCATCAATTCGTATGCGTAATTGATTGGATGTTTTAACTGGTTTCAGTTCTGTTACATTGTCTGTTAGAGCTTTGTTGCGAGCCATTAATTTTTCCTAATACATGAGATTTGTGGATTTTACAGGTCACCCATGAGTTATAGTATTGTTCACTTAGTAGAGCATGGCGATAGAATATCTCAAATGTTTCCCAATAACTGCACTCTGACCTAGATTTGCATAAATGTAGAATTTCTCTTGTGTATGCTTCCTCCCCATTTTGTTTGACTTCTTCTTTTAATACTTCATTGGATCCCCAATAGGTTAGCCAATCACTTGATACTCTGCTCTTTTTCTTTTTGCCTTTTACCTGCCTCGTTTTAGATTTAGTAAAAAATTTCTTACCGATATACTTTCGGCCTGTTGAAATGTGTGTGATAAGATACACAAAACCGTAATGGTCTTGTATATCTTCTTCGTTGAATTGTTCTGTTGTATTATAATAAAGCCACATTAATAATCTTCATCCTGCTCCAGTTCGCTCTCCTGTATATAGGTAGAACAGAACGGACAGTATTGAGGATTATCTTCTACTACTCTTTCATCATATTCAATCTTAAACTTTGAATCACACTCAGAACATTGGTGTTTTAATACGGTCATTAATTACACCATGATTGTTTGGCTTCACCAAAATACTCACGAGCAAAACCATTTTTAATTAACATGGTGCGTAATGATTGGCCATTTAATATGATATCACCCAAGACACGGCCACCAAATTTATCCCAGCCATACAACACAACTTGACGCTGAGTGGAAGCTGATACTGCCTTTTTTGTGAATTCACTTGCGGCTTGTCCTCTGGCATCTTCTGAAGGGCATTGGGCTCTGTGTCCTTTTTCTGGAGTATCCACACCGAATATTCTAACGGCAAGTTCGGGTTTAAGTGGTGCAGGTAAAAAAGGAGCCGCTATGACAATAGTATCGCCATCGCTTACACGGACAATCTGAGCATCATAGGTTACACCTTGTGGAGTTTTTTGTGCAAATGCTAACATAGGCATTGCAAGTAATACTAGTAATAGTTTCTTCATTTTATTTCCTATTAATTTTTGCTAATTTCAAATAACTTAATGTTTTAATCCAAAACCATCCAATATCTAATTCAAACCATTTCTCAGATAGTTTTGCACTCGCTGGTTTGTTATGATGGTTATTATGTAGTTCTTCACCACCAATAATCAAACCCATTGGTATAATATTTTTGGATGTATCATTTGTTTCGGTGTTACGATAACCCCAATAATGGCCAATACCATTGACCACGCCTGCAGCCCAAAATGGAATCCAGGCCATCTGTATTAACCACATAACAATACCCCATCCGTGAAATAGATAGGTTTCAATAATCAATAATGCTATTACGCCTACAAGGCTATACTTTGAGTATATATTCTTCTCAACCCAATCGTCAGGTGTTCCTTTGCCGTATGCTTGAACCATTAGTTTATCTTTACTTGCATTAGCATACAGAAATGCACCACCAAACAATACACGCCAAATGCCATATACTTTTGGTGAATGTGGGTCGCCATATTGGTCGGTCATCTGGTGATGCTTACGATGTATAGCAACCCATTCTTTTGTGACCATGCCTGTTGTAAGCCATAGCCAAAACCGCATGAGATGTTCTACTACAGGATTATATGTTACTGCTCGGTGTGCTTGGCTACGATGTAAATACATTGTAACACAAAGAATGGTGATGTGTGTCATCACCAATGTGTATAGAATTAACATTAGGCGGCTTTACCCCAAACATCGTCCCATGTACCACTTAATGCACCCTTAGAATAATCTGTTGAACGGTTTTCAAAGAAGTTGGTGTGTGTTGGAGCATTAATCATTTCTTCAACCCATGGCAATGGATTGCGTTTGACTTTGAAAATGCCCTTCATGCCTAGACCAATCAACCTGCGGTCAGCAATATAACGAATGTATTGCTTTACATCGGCTGGTGTTAGACCTTCCATCTCACCCATACTAAATGCTAAATCAATAAATTTATCTTCTAATTCAACCATTCTTTCTGCAATGGCATAGATAGATTGTTTTAATTCATCGTTCCAAATCTCGGTGTTCTCATGTATATAAGTTTTGAACAACTTCATCATGGATTCAGCGTGCATGGTTTCATCAACGATTGACCATGTAATGATTTGACCCATGCCTTTCATTTTACCTTGGCGTGGAAAATTCAACAACATAATGAATGAGCTAAACAACTGCATACCTTCTGTAAAGGCAGAGAATACAGCAATATGCTTTGCGGTGTTCTCTTTGGTGCCATTCTTATCTGAGATATCTAAAACATAATCGTGCTTGTCTTTCATCTCCTGATATTCCATAAATTCATTGTATGTTGCATCAGGTAGACCAAGTGTTTCAATCAGGTGTGAATAGGCCGCAATATGTAATGCCTCACGAGCAGCAAAACCCATCAACATCATTCTTACTTCTGGTTGTGGAAAATATGGTAGATAGTTCTTTACATAACCACCTGCCACATCAATGTCGCCTTGCGTGAAGAAACGGAAGATATTGGTTAAAAAATGTTTCTCAGCTGGTGTGAGTTTCTTTTTCCAATCTTTCACATCTTCAAGCATTGGTACTTCAGTATGCAACCAATGTGATTGCTCATGCTTCAACCATGCTTCATATGCCCATGGATAGTTGAACGGCTTAAAACTGTTGCGTGTATCTGTTAATTTACTTTCTGTTTTCTTAATCATTTTTTCTCTCATACATGACTGTGTTAGTATCTCCTAATGCCCATTTTGAATCTGTTTCAACTGACCATCTTTTAGTTGCAACTTTGAAATCAGGCATCTTTAATTCTTTTGGGTTACTGCTTGGTTCTAATATAATTAATCTATTATTTGGTTGAGCAGCAAACTGCCCATTATCACACATAACAAAATTATAAGACTTATGGTCCTCGACATCTTCAGAAAAGCCAGTATCAAGAATATTAAAATCAGGATGGGCACTATCAACTGTGAAAAGGTATACCCCATACATCCAATCTCCATTTTTTAATTTGAATTTACATCTCATTGATTGTAACTGTGCTTTTTTAATAACAGTAATATCATAAGATAAACAATCCCACAACTGCAAATAATCTAATGGGTGTGGTTCACCTTCAATAGGTTTCCAACAAAATGCGTGTAATGGCAATTTGTCATACAATGCACCATAATTGTTTAAGTAGGCTTCAATACGAAATGCTTGACCCCGTAAAGACTTGATACTTATCCACCAACATGGTTCAAGTTCTCCATGACCTTTTTGAAAATCATAGAGAAACTCTTTACGAACAAAACATTTTACTGGTGGTAAATTTGCAAGAATATGTGCCATTAAAAACCCACCGATGAACCACAACCACAAGAAGATTTTATATTTGGATTACTAATTACAAACCTTGATTCAAAAGGCTTTTCAACATAATCTAATGTTGCTTCATTTAAGTATTCCATTGACATATAATCCACTATTAGTTTAACATCTGTTGCTTCAAAAACAAAATCATCTTCTTCTATTGTATCTTCAAAAGTAAAAACATATTCAAAGCCATTACAACCACCGCCTCTGAGAGCAACCCTCAAACCTTTTAATTTAGGTTCGTTTTCTTCAATAATTAAATCACGAATTCTTTCAGCGGCAGCCTTTGTTAGTTTCATTACCCTTCACACGCCAAGCACTCATTACCTTGTGCGATAGCAGTCATGTCTAATTCTTTGATAACTTCTCTTTCAATACGCTTAGAGACCTTATCAGCCTTCGCTAACTTCTCTGAACGACAATAGTATAGTGTTTTCAATCCTTTTTTCCATGCCAAGAAATGGCAAGCATGAAGATACTTAACATTCACATCAGGCCTAAAGAATAGGTTCAATGATTGTGCTTGGTCAATATACACTTGGCGGTCAGCTGCGTGTTCAATTACCCAGCGTTGGTCAATTTCCATACTGGTCTTAAACACATCTTTTTGCGTTTCATCTAACACATCTAAATGTTGAACTGAACCATCATTTGCAATAATAGATGACCATGTATCTTGCATTTGTTCTTCTGTTAAACCTTTTGCTCTGAGGATAGCATCAAGGAATTTATTCTTATTCAGATATGCTCCTGATAAGGTGTCTTGTCTGTAAGCATTAGCACGATATGGCTCAATAGAAGGACTGGTGTTACCCATAAGAATAGAGCTGGAAGCATTTGGGGCCACAGCCATAACGTGAGCGAAGCGTAGGCCGGTGCCGGCACAGTCACCAGGAGAGCCCCGTTCACCACCCAATTCCAAGTTGGCTTCATCTAATTTACTCCTTATATGTTTGAACATTTTGTTATTGGCTACTTTAGCCATAACACCTTCAAAAGCAATGCCATTACGCTGTAGATAAGCATGGAACCCAAGAGCACCGATACCAATAGAACGCTCTCGCTCGGCACTAAACTTTGCACGACTGACAGCATCAGGAGCATTAGTAATGAAGTAATCAAGGACATTATCAAGCATCTCGGCAATATCTTTAAGAAATAATTTGTTAGTTCTCCATTCATCATAATACTCCAAATTAACTGACGATAGGCAGCAAACGGCTGTTCTATCTTTATCTGTTGGTAGAATAATCTCAGAGCATAGGTTTGATTGTTGAATCTTTAGACCCAAATCTTTCTGAAATTGTGGCATGAGCCGATTGCTGGTGTCAATGAAATGGATATATGGTTCACCAGTTAACATTCTTGTTTCTAAAATTCTTTGCCATAGTTCACGAGCAGAAATAGTATCTCTTACTTCACCTGACGCTGGGTCTTTTAATTGCCATGTGTCATCAAAGTTTGGGTCAAGCATTGATTGCTCAACAAGGTGCATAAACTCATCGGTAATATTAATGCCGTGATGTAAATTCAGGCAACGCATATTCTGGTCGCCTGTTGGTTTACGAATCTCCAAGAACATTAATACATCAGGATGACTGATATCAAGATAGGCTGCATATGAACCTCTGCGTGTGCGACCTTGACGATAGGCTAGTGATGAGGCGTCATAGGTACGCAAGTGTGGCATTACGCCTGTTGATTTATCATCAGCACTACGAATACCAATGCCGATGCCTACACCACCACCCAGCATTGATAACCAATTTACTTCAGCAAGGCAATCTACTAGTCCTTCTGCCGAATCATGTAGATAAGGGAGAAAACATGATATAGGAAGACCACGCTTACTGCGACCAAAGCTAAGAATGGGAGTAGAATAAGAAAGCCAATGATTGGAACTATACTCATACAACCTCTGTGAATGCTCTTCGTTAGAGCCAAACGCCTTTGAAACATATGCAAACCTCTCCTGCGGTGATGTTTCGTCCTCTTTCATATAGGACTCTTTTAATCTTTTAATTCCCAATTCATCAAACAATGAATCACGAGAATAATCTACCTTAATACCGTGAACGATATTATTCATTAACACTCCAATCTTATTCTTATTTTGTTATAAACTCATTCGCCATTGGAAATACTTTGGCGATTACTTTTGCACATTCTATTGCAACTTGACGGTGTTCTTTTTGTGTACCGTTAGCACTTCTTAACTCAATGAAATGAATCCAACTTCTTAATGTACCATTCATATACAACCTTGATATTGTGTTACCTTCTGGTAAAACAACACGAGCTTGTTCTTTTGCAATACCATTATTAATAGCCCATTCATATGCGTGTTGAGCAGCTGAAATAACATCTCTTTGCTTCCATTTCCATTGCTCAATCAAATTTTGTTCTGTTAAAGTTAGGCCTGAAATTTCTACACTATTTTGACGATTGGTTTTATCCTGTAATCGTGCCTCTCTTAATACAAAATCTAAATCTTTTGTTGGGTCAGCATATCGCTGAGAAAACTCTTGAAAACTAAAACTACGATGCCTTAAAATTTGACGAGCAATATCTCTTGTCGTTTCAATCTCAATGCAAGCACTCACCATTTCTAACGGAGACCAATGCTTATTATTAACTAGGTATCTAATTAATTTTTCTGATGTATCTGTGTTTAGTTGATTGCTGGGGTTTGATACTCTGGCACAAAATGCAATCAAGTCTTGTGCATCTTCAATTTCTACTGGCATTTCAGGTGATGGTGCCGAAAAACTAATTAACTTCACATTCATACTATATTTTCTTCCAAAAAACGAATTTAGTTTGTGCTTCTAAACCTGAAAAGGTGTTACTACTTATAATACTTTCAATCTCATCAACTGAAATTCCACTCATCACCATTTCATTGACATCTTTTGCTTGTATAGTATTAGGCCAAATGACGATATTGTGATTGGATTTGATGCTTTCCTGCATTAATTTGACGATTTCTTTGTTGCGTGGCTCGTTATCAAATATTAAAACTTTCTTACCTGCTGAAATATTTTCTGCAACATTAGCAAGATTAGCATCAGCACTCGCTACACAATTCTTTACAAACAAACTATCAAGGGGACCTTCAACAACACGGACAGGTTCGTGAACACTCACTCTATCCATACCAAACACCAACTTTTCTTCACTATCAGTAGTGCGAATAGTTATATATCTAAGAGTTTTATCGGAGGTTTCTAATGCACGGCCTGATACTGCAATCAAGTTATTATACACATCATAAAACGGTATAATAACTCTAGCATCATCAATTAGTTTCTTGCCATGGTTTGGTACCAATGCATCAATGAACTTCTTGTAGTGTGATGTGAATAATAGGTCTTTGTAGAACCTATCTGGAATCTTACGATTATTTAGATACGCTAAGCAAAAATGCTCACTTGATAGGTTAGAACAGAACTCGGCGTGTTCAAAGATTTTTGGTTTGTCAAGTTTATCAAATCTTGGCGAGGGTACGTTGAATGTAGGCTCTTTGAAATTGGAGAAACCGGATTCACCCGATTTATACCGTTCAAGGATGTATTCTTTATATAATGTACCATCTACATTCTCCAATAATTTACCTAGACTTGTGCCTATTCCACAATTCTTACATGAATAGAATAGGTTGTTGCCTTTCTTATACACATACCCACGAGCCTTGTGAAGATTCTTTTTAGAATCGCCACAAATTGGACATGAGAAATTCCAAAGGTAATCTTGCTTACGCTTGAAATTTCTTAGACGATGGGAAATTAGTCCAATATATTTGGACTCTACACTTAAACTCATAATGTAAATAATAACAGAAAACTACTAAATTGTCAACACTAACCGAAAACTTTTGTGATTATATCCGAATGTCCTGATATCCAACCAAAAACGGCAAGACCACCAGCTGCTAACCATACCCATTTATCTCTCTGAGATTTTAATGCACTAATCTCTTTTGCCAATGCTGAATGTTGATTGCATGAAGCATCATACATCGTTTTTAGCTGTATTGTCAAGTCATCACGAGTTTTATCAAGGCAATCATGCACATCTTTAACGTCAACTTTCAGGTCGTCTAATTTCTCATCAAGGGTATGTACCTTGGTTTCAACAATACCAAGGCGTTCTGCTGTAGATGCCATTTTATTTCTTCTCTGGCACAGGAGTACCGTCTAACTTCTTATGCACTTTGATTTCTTTACATACTTCTTTTTCTTTACCTGTTTTTGGATCTTTTTGTGTTACACAGGCTTTCTTTGTTTCAGCTGCTTGTGCTGTATTAACGGCAGTAAATGCTACCATTACGGCAATAAATGTCCATGCGAATGTGTTAAATGCTTTCATTTTTCTTCCTTTTTGGCAAATTTTTCTGAGGCGGTAAACCCTAATCCTGCGATTACAAGGTATATCATTGAATCAAACAATGATGGCGTTACCTTGTAACCAAATATATCAGCAACAAGTGCAAATGCACAAATTAAAAATGATAAAAATGTTATAACTCTTTTACTACTGATGGAACTATTATGTCCATCAGATAACATACTATTCAACCAAGTCATCTTATAGCTCTGGTTGAGGTGGTTGTAGTGGTGCTGGTTTACCACCAAATCCTGTTACAACTGCTGGTGCAAATGGCGATGCTGCAGGTGCCGATGCAACAAAAGCAGGTGTTGTTACACCACTAAAACTTGGTGTAGATGGTGTTGTTGGTGCAGGACTTACTGTTGTAGGCCGTGTTGCAGCTTGTAGTGCCATCTTCTGTGCATCTTTATCACCACCAGCCAACATGATACCAGACAATGTGCCTGTTAAAAATGTGGCGATAGGTATAATTAACTCAAAGAATTTTTGGTCAATTGGTGAAATAGCATTGAGTGGTTGTGTAACAAAGATTAATGAATACAATACGACAAATACAATACCAAATAATGTAAGTGCCAAACAAATACCAATGAAGAACTTCAGACGAGCCATTAACTGCTCTTCGGTATACATAAAGTCATTTTCTGGTTGTTTTTCTTCTTTATTAAAAATATTCAAGTTCATTTGCAATTCGCTCCAGTTGTTGGCGTTATTGGTGTTGGTGTATTTTGTGCAAGAGGTTTATTTCCTGCTGGTCCCAATCGTGGATCATTTTGACCCTTAAAGATATGTTCAGGACAAGTCCTTGTTACATCACAATATGGCAATTTGCAGATATCTTTATCCCAATTGGATGGATCTTGGCATGGGTAACGAAACTTATCGCCACTAAAATATGCCAATGTCAATGGAAGTAATAATAAAATAATTAGGCCTTTGGCTAATCTCTTATCATTCATTAATGAACTCCTAATACATGAAGTGCGTGTTCATAATGTTTAATTCTATCTTCAAGTCCAATGGTACCACCATTGATACGCTTTGTTAAGGTTAGTATGTCGCCTTTGTCTGCCCATTGGTTTAGATTGTTTGTTTCCCAAAACCAGCAAGCAGATTGAGCTGCACCTTCAAATGTTTGTAGATATTCGGATGCTTGTTCAACAGGTACTTCAATTGAGGCAGCAAACCAAGAATAGTTCTCTTTACCTGTCAATTGAATTAGACCACGACCACAATATCTGAAACCATCACCAGAGGCCTCATCGCCATTACCCATACGATTAGCATAGATACGATTTGCAATTGCTTCTTGTTTGTTTGGTTTGTTTGCATACTCATTGGCCAACTCATCTGTTGGAAAATACTTTGCAAACAGTTTGCGTAATGTGGCTGCTTTGTAATTTAGGTTCTCTTTGAGAAATACAAAATTACCAGATTCGTGAGCGCATTGTGCTATGAAGGCTGCAATACGCTGTGGTGTATTGATACCATAGTCAGGTAACAATTGTGCCAAGGCATTGTGCCATTGGTCAATGTATGGATTCTTTGGAAGCAATTGCTTTAGTTGGTCTTTTGTCAGTTCCATTTTTACGCCATTAAAGAGGCTGCACTAATAGCAGCATTGATAATTAAATTTAATTGTTCTTTCAATGCAAGTCCTTCTGCATCATCAGAAATACCTTCCATAATATTGATACCTTTCAACAACTCCATATATTCTTCTTTCGTAACTAGTCCGTCTGCCAACATTTTATTGTATTCAATAATGTAAGCATTTAATTGTTCTGGTGTCATCTTGGTTTGCTCCCTAAAACGTGTTGAATGGTATCAGCAGACTTAACAACCTGTTGTAATTTTGCTTTACAGAAGATTGGTGATATCTTTTCTGCTTTATTAAAATAATCTTTTGTATCTTTTGTCAATGTCAATAACTTGGTTGACATATTATCAGTATCTTTGTTTCGTGGTATATGTGTTGTAAAGTTCTTAAACTCCAACGCTTTGATATACAATTCGTTTACCTGTGTAACAACCAGTATATGGTTACCACAATTTTCTTCTGCTACCTGCGCCTTTGTTTTGATATCATTCACAATAAAGTATTCATTGGTGTCATACTTGGCCATAAAATAGACATCAAATAAGGCACAGCCAGACAAACTAAACGCAAATAGAACTATAAGTATTCTTTTCATTTTACACTATCAAATATTTGTTTCTGTTGTTTATACCATAACTGCCATGCATTGTATCTATCTTGCAACTCATAGTAAAGTCCATAATTATCATTAGCATTTTGTAATAGGTCTGCTAATGTCTTTTTATCTTCACTTAGAGGCTTTAGAACCGGAGCGGGCTCCATTAGCACTTGAGGGGCCTCTGGAAACTTTTGGCTCAACGGCACGGTTGTAGAGCACCCAAGCATCATCAGACAGCTTGCACTCAGCATTAATAGCTTCCCTCTTTGCTTCAATGTCTTTAGCATTCTTATTCACCTTCTCTTTAATCAATTCTTTATTCTTACTAACTTCAACTGTCAATTTTTCATTAAGTTTAACAGATTGTATTTCTGCTTCTTTTATCTTTGCTTGCATCTCAGCAATTCTTGCACGATAAGACTGTTCAACTGCCAGACCACCTTCAAAGAATACACCAATCACAAGAAGCACTATACCAATTTGTTTAGCAATGGCTGCATAAGGATTTATAACTGGTATAAACTTTAATAAACCACCACAAAATGTTAAAACTAATCCTACTACAACTGTTCCATGAATAAGAGTGACCAGAATCCATTCTGGTATTAAACTCAGCATCCAAGACAACTGCCACATTACTTAACTCCTGGTAGTTTCCTACGCAAAAAAGAGCTAAACAACATTGGTTTCTTTTTCTTTGTTACTCCTGGCTCACCTTGTGGGCCAACTCCAAGGCCAGCAATTTGACCACCACCAACTGCGTTGACTGGTGCATCTTCTTGTATTGGTTTACATTTGTTATCGGTGTTACACCAATAGTAACCTAAACCACATTCTTTTTTCAATTCGTTTGCCATATATTAAAATCCGTTTGTTGCTGCATTGTAAAACACTCTGCTTGTAACATTGGTCGTTTTAGTTATCGTTGGTGTAGAATAATTAAATGTCATTGCATCACCACCGCCAGCTTCACCAAACTGTATTCTTATTGGATAATATACACCAGATGTAAGAGAGATGGTTCCACTTGCTTCTTGAACAGCGTGAGCACCACCATTGTTTACTATTGCATTTCCAGTTGTAAAACCAGATAATGCATTTGAACCAACCCAAACATAAGAAGCATCATCACTTGCTGTAAAAAATGTATATGTTTCTGTTGTAGAAGGTAAAAAATAACCTAACCATTGACAACTAAAGTTTGAACCATCATCACTACCTGCTTCTGAAATTGCTGTAGTTTGAACCGATGTTGCTGGGTTCGTACCATATGTTGTCGGTGTAGCCGTTGCAAAGAAACTAGGAACATCATTAAAATATCCTGCATATGTGGTTTTATACAAACCAGCGGTATATGAGATATCAGGAACAATACTGACACCAGAACCAATTCTAATACCTGAACCAATTATCATTTAATTTCTCTTAATATGTCTGCAATTTTCATATCAACTGAAATATCAGAAGATACTATATCGTGTCCTTTAATACCTTTAACTCTTTCTGGCATACAACTCAGAAAAACCAAATATGTTTTTAATGCGGAGTAATCTTCTTTTGCAATCTTATAAAATAATAACCTTGTAGCAGCTTCAACACCAAAGACATTGTATAAAACCACTAAATGATTTAACACTAATCGTTCTTTTATTTCACCAATTTTACGGTGACGATAAAACAAACGCTTCAAATAGTTAAAGCGCTTCATGTCCTCTTTGAATTCAGACATAATGCAATTAGGCTTATCGTAAGCCTTAGTTGCATATAACATTATATTATCATTACTCAAATCATCAAAGGACATTATTCTTCTTTTTCTAGCTCTTCATCCTTTGATAGAATTTCTTCTATGCCTTCATCATCGTCAACATGAGCATAAAAATCATAATTACCATCATCGGTTTGATAATATAAAACATATAGTAGTGAATCACTACCGAAAACATCTAATACTACCTCATCACCATCTTGGTCAGGTACATAAGATGTTGGCAGGTCATAACCAAACCTGTTCAACACCTTACGCACTTTATACAAACCGATTTGTGGAGATAATATTACATCTTTGAGTCCCATTTCCAATTGACGATTGATTTCTTCTTCAACAGCAACATCTTTCGCCATTGAAGATATTTCAGGCATCGCCAGTTCGGTCAGAAACTCTTTAAACTTCATTAGTAAACGTTACCACCGTCACCTGTCATGGAACCCATAGCAACAATAGTTTCTGTTGTTACACGGTTTGCACGACCACCCATAGTGATTGTGAATGATGCGTTACCAGAGTTAGCAGTTGCAATTGGTGTGTTAGCATACAAACCACCAGATGTCAATGTAACAGCTGTAATATAACCAGCAGTATTTACGGAAATGGATGCAGTAGCAGGTGTGCTACCAGAACCATCACGACCAAGGCCTTGCGAAAAAATAATAGAACTATTTACACCAACCGAACCAGCGTTAGCTGTAATAGCAGTAATTGGTCCCATACCAGTCTTACGAACAACCCAACCTGCGTGTTGTGGTACTCCAAGTAATGTATTGGCGCTTGCCTCTGCATTGATTTGTTCTTGAGCATCAACACCGAATACACCAATGGCGGATCCAGTAATAAATGCTCCATTTTGTGTGTTACTAAAATACACTTGTGCATTTGCAGTAACTTGTGGCGTATTGCCACCGTAGCCAGCTGTAGCACTCTGCTTCGGTGCATTGTTAGCGGCATCTAGGTTTCCCCATAAACTCATTTTTGTTTCTCCTAAAAAATCGGTTTATTGTCTATTTATGTCTTGGTTATTTGACTTGATAACATTGGTTCAGCTTGATATTTGTCATCTGCTGCCATTGTTTCTTTTTTCTTCTTTGCAACTTTCATGGCTTCACGAACAATCTCCATTCTGCGAGATTCATCTAAAGATTCTTTTACTGGTTGCTTCATTTTTTCCACTTGTTTCTTCATTGCCATACGAGCAATATCACGAGCACGGGACATTGGTGTGTGTTTTGCACCAGACTTATCTGTTACGACACCTTTGATTGTTGTGTATGGTTTATCAAAAGGAGGTTTAGATCCTTCTGCTACACGAGTTTGAGGTGCCAATGTTTTTGCAGCTGCAGTTAAACTGGTCTTTGGTTTAGCTAAACCGATAGCAGCATCAACTTCTTCGTGAACACCTACGCCAGCTGAATGTCTGATTTGACTAACGGCATCGTGGTGACTACGAAAATCATCAATTTGGCCATAATCATCATCATCTTGTGGACTATGATAAGCAGTATGTGTGCCTGATGGTTTATGATGAACTACATAACCAATTTTTTTGCCTTTATGGTAAACACCATGTTCAGCTTCGGTTTTGTCGTTGTATTCTTTTTTAACTTCAATAGCTTCTTCAATCTGCTTGACTTCTTCGCTCATCTCAGCACTTAAATAATTGGCAACTGTTGACATATAATCTTCAGCCTTAGTAATCTTAGATTGAACCCACTCAGGAAGATTATCACTATCTTCTAACATATCATGGACTCTCTTTGCATTGGCCATAATAGAGCGTAAATCAGATTTAGCCATATCACCTTCTTGGTCATATTCGTTAACATCTTTTGCTTCTTGCGCTAATGGTTTAATAAACATAGTTTTTCCGCCTCTTTTAACTAAACCTTCTGGTGTGCCATCATTAATCTGTTCATCACCAACTTCTTTTGCTTCTTTAACTGGATGATAGTCTTGTTGTTTTAATTCTTTTGCTTTCTGAGCAGTAACAACTAACTCTTTGCCAGATGTTTTGTGTTTAACAGTAACAGTTTTTTCTTTAGCAGGAATGGCACCTTCATGCACCACTTCTTCATTTTTGCCTGCACAATGAGCCTTTTGACTGAAACCTTTTGGATTATCACAGTCAATACTACTCTTATATTTTTGTGACCATTTTTCTAATAGGCTATTTTCTTCTGATACAGATTTCCAACCACCGCCCATGGCTTTATATTTCTTTGCAGCCCAACCATTGGCATAAGCGGATGGATAAACATCAAATTTAGCCTTTGCTTGTGCTTTAGCTTGTGCCCATTTTTCTGGACTGGTTGGTACATTTTTTTCGTCTAAGTTTTCCATATCTTCGCTTATCTTTCCTTTTCCAAAATTGGATACATTGATGGGTTCACCCTTTCTTTCAGGATTTGGGTCATGTTTGCGTTTAGCACGAACAGCGGATGCTCTTTCTTTTTTAGTAAGAGATTCACGCTTTGCTCTTGACATACATTTAGGTTTTGGTTCACCTGGCTCTCTAGCACATGGACCAATGGCCTCTCCCTTACTGTTGATTCTTTTCCAATCTCCTGCTGGGTCAGTCTTACTAAACCATTTACGCAAATCTTCTTTTAGTTTAACACTAGCACTATCAGAAGATGGGCGAGGAGATGCCGCAGCTGTGTTCTGAACGTTGTAAGGCTTGACAGGATGAAACCTGCCTTTCTCACGGTGTTGCTCAAGCATCTCCTTAAACTTCTTCATATTAGTCCTTCATGGCTTGTTTGGTTGCTGTGGCATACATCACATTCTTTGCACGCTCACCATAACGCTCTTTGAAACCAGCAATACCTTTTTTCATTGATTTAACAATTTCTTCTTTCTTTTTCATTTCTGGTTCTGTCATTTGACGCTCTTCTAAATCAATCTCAGAAATTCTTACGCCATTAACTTCGTTATAATCTAATACATCATATTCTTCATTTTGCACAGCTTGAACGGCAGCTTTAGCAACTTCTGCTTTCTTACCTTCACCTGCATTTTTTGCCTTCTGTGCTTCTACTTCTTTAGTAAAAGTTTCATTGTCTGGCTCTTCTTTTACCAATGTTGCAAACAAACCTTTGAGGCCTTGCTCTTGATATGTTGCAACCATCTCAGACATTTTCTTTTTCTTTTTCTTTTCTGCTTCAATGTCAGAAAGGTCTTTCATCTTTGGTCCCTTGAGTGTATCAACGGCGTGCTTCTCATCTTTTGTGCCACCATAAACACCAGGTTTTGCACGATGAACAAACTTGCCATCTTTAGATTCATATTCTTGAATTTGCTCAACTTCTTCTTTTTTAACACCAGCCATAACTTGTTTAACAAATGCTTTTCTTGGATTATGAACAGGATCATTTAATCCATACTTGTCATCTGCTGTTTTGGTTGCTCTAGCAACTCCTCTTACTCCATGTTTCTTTGCAATATAATCCATAGTTTTTACTGCTTTATCTTGACTAGATTTTTCATTTGGACCATCGTCACCCATTCTTTTTACATAAGCAGAAGTGGCAGTTTTTAATGATACTTCATCAATCTGTTCAACTTCTTCTTTTTTAACTTCAGCAGGTTTTTTACCTGCACGGAGTTTTTTGAAGTCATCAGCCGTCAATTCATCTTTCTCTGGCTCATGCACATCCAACTTCTGTTGATTTGGATGTAATTTTTCATCGACCTTTTGTTGACCGGATATGATTTGAGCCGCAATATCGGCTACATCACGAATTAGTTTATTGTTAGAATACATTAGTTTTCTCCTGATTTAATTAATTTTTTACTAATAATAGGTCAAAGGCTGCAGTATAGCGACCATTATTACTTCTTGTTGTTATTCTTACATCAATATCTGATTTCTGTGGTATTTGTGGTGGAAAAGAAAATGAATAATCATACTGTCCACCAGAACCGGCAACCTCAAAGGTATGACCAACTCTAAACGCTGATGTTCCATCATATCTAATAAACATATTTCCTGTTGCATCAGCACCTGATTGAGCCGATGCGGTACCTTGATACAAATATCCTGTATAATTTCTTGGTATTGTGTAAATTGCCATTAAGGTTTGGCCAAACCCAGCAGTAATTAAAGCCACATCTGTTGCGCCATTTTTAATTGAAATTGTTCCAATATTAGTGTTTCCATTAAAACCCATGTAAGCACGGTGAATTCTTATAAAATTATTAGAACTAGCATTGTTTGCCTGTGATGTTAATGTTATTTCTTCTTCTAAGATATCATAGTTAGCATCTAAACCAACAACAACCACACTTGCGTTTACATCAGAGGCACTTGAACTACTTACTGTAATTGTATTTGCTCCAGTCCAAGTTGACCAAGGATAAATTGTATCATTTTTGTCCCATACTGTTCCACTTGAACTTTGGGACATTGCAGGAACTGCACCAAACTTATGAACAGGAACAACTCCCTTGACCATGCCACGGGAAATCTTAATTCTTTCATCTTCCAGATAAGCAATTTGTGCCACTTAGCAGTTCCACTTTCTCAATGCTTTGTTGATACGGCTATCTGGATCATTTGCTGTTTTAGCAGAAGTCAAACGCTTCTTCATGCCGCCCATACGAGCACAAAATGATTTACGGCGATTGGCTGACTTTGAACCCGGTTTTAATTTACTTGGTTTTGTTGTAACTGCCATTGAAAGTTTTGAACCAGGATTTTCACGGCGATATGATTCAATACCTTTGCGGTTCAAACCACCAGATTCAGATTTGCCTTCTTTGCGTTGCCATGCAGGCGCAGCTTCATCTAAAAAATCTTTTAGTCTTTTCATAGTGCGTAGTTTCTCTTTTTGAATGACAATAAACTAATGCCTTTCTTTTTAAGTTCATCTTCTTTTTGGTCACCAATACTGGCTGTTGTTTCATCACCAGTTAGTTCAGTAACAACTCGACCTTTTTTGTTTAACTTCTCACCTGCAGGTCTACTGAAGTTTTCACCTGATTGTGCCATTGAAAGTCCTGGTTCAATTCCTCTATCAATTGATTCGCTTACTTTTTCTTTCTTGGAGCGGATTTGACTGAGGGTGATTTTGCCCGTGTTGTAGCCTTCTTGACAGTTTCTTTCTTCGCTGGCTCTTCCGCCTTCGGAGCTTCTACTGGTTTGTCCTCGCATGGCGATACTGTTGGTTTGATTTTCAAATAATTGATTAGTGCTTTTAGCATCTTCATTCTCCTTAATTTTAATAACATATCCATTGCCCATCTTGTGGACTACACCACCATTGATGTGGGCTTCTTTTGCTGCTGAACGGCGAAGCATAAATGTTCTGACTTTGCCACTCGTATCTTTCAATAAATGTTTATGGTTTAATTTGACTTCTTCTTTAACTGGTTTAACAACTCTGTCCATAGCACGGCTAATGCCTGCTTTGTGTTTATCTGACATTTTGTTATATACATCAGAAGGTTGAACTTGGCCTTTCATTGTTTTTACATAACCAAATGTTCTTTTTTTAATATAATTGGATGCTGAATCAACTGAAATTTCATTTACTTTTTCAACTTCTTCTTTGTTAACTTGTTTCTCTAAACGGTCAATAGCAGCAGTCATACCAGAACCATCTTTAGACCGATTTTTTTCAATCTCTGCGTGTTTTCTTTCTCTTTCAGCTGCGGCTTGACGGAACTTTTCTAGTGCTGTTGGTTTCTTGGCTTCAGAAACAGGCACACAATTTGGCACCATACGATTGCCTTTCTTTTTCATACCTTTTGCTGTGTAACCATCCCAACACTTTTCAGTTAATAGAACATCTTCGGTCATTCTACCTAATGTTAATATTCTTAGTGCATCATTATTAGATAAATGACTTTCTTCCACTTCTTGTTCTTCTTCATCATTTGAGGTCAACAATTTAATTGCTTTAGCCGCTTCTTCTGGTGTGTCAGCATTAATTGTTATTGTAACTGCCTCAAATAATTCTTCAAATTCTTCGTTTATTTTTTTCTGTGGTTTCATAGATGAACCTGAAATTGGAATGTTTGGTTGTTGTGGTTCTACATCAGAAACCTTAACTAGTTTATCATGTACCGAGCGATACAATGTTTTTCTATCTTTACCGTAGCGACCAAAGCCGTAGTATTCTAAACCAAGTTTGCGTGCTTCAGCAGAGGCAGCAGAATCAGGATGTGGCATCGCATCAGTTTTCTTACTGATTGGCATTGCATCTTTTTTCTGTAACTCATTTGCTACCCATTCTTTTGCTTGGTCTGCTTTTGGTGGTGCTTTCATAAACTTCTGAACACCTTTGTATAGGTTCAGAAGTTCTTCTTTTTTTGCTTGAACAATCTCTGGTCTTGCAACTCTTAAATCTTCAGAGTTATCAAACTCAGCATATCTGTCACCAAATAGTTTTGCTAATTCAGGTCTTGCCTTTTGAACGGCATCCCATTTTTGTTTGCGAACATCTTCAGGTACGGTACGACCACCACGAGAACCTCTTTCAACATTTCGTGAAGCAGATACTTCATCTCGTGTGTTAACCATAATCATTGAAGTGTCATAACCTAATTCTTCAAGGCGTGATTTAATTATTTTAACTTTTTCATGGTCATCACCTGTGCCATTGATGATTAAACCATTGCGACCTTGTAGTGCTAAACGCTGGCGTAACTCAGTCATGTTCTTGGCTCGACCACGAACTAAATCTCTTTCAATCTTCTCAGATGCAGGCATGGTCTTGTTTAGACCTTTTTTGTCCATCAAAAACTCTAAAGCCTTATCAGAGTTAATCTCGGTCATACCATGGCCAGACAAAGTATTATCTAAAACATAATCTTTACCAGAACCAGGACCACCTGCTAAAAATACTGCTTTGAAAATGCCTTTGTCATGCACACCTTCAGTAATAAGTTCTTCAAATTCATCATCAACACTTTCTTTTACACCCATGTGTTTACGAACATCGTTGTATAATTCTTTTGCGTGATGTCCAGGTACATGGCCAGGAACACCTTTCTTAAATTCTTTGAAGTTGCCTGTTGAAGCATGACTTCTCATTTTTGATGCTGACATTCCTTCTGTGCCTTCAGCATCAGGATCTCTTTCACCAGAAGAATGAACAGTAATCTTTTTAAAATTGAATAATGCACCCTCGTGTGTTCCATTGTATTGTGCCAGTTTCTTTTTGTATTCTTCTTTGCGGTCAGAACCGGCCACCATGTGCAAATGTGTTGCACCAGATTTGTGGAGTTTGGCTGCGTGGTCTAGGAAAGTTGGATGTTCTTTGCTGGATGTTGACAGATTAGTGTCAGGAAAGAACCGTTTTGCGTGTTTGAGTTTGTCTTTAGCGGAGAGTGGATTCTTTTTAGGATCCTGAGAATGAGATAGAACTACATGATGTGAACCACCAACAGACTTAGCAACTTCTTTAACCTTGTCTACCAACTTGGCGTGACCAGTTGTAGGTGGATTCATCCTGCCAAAGGCCAGGACGGCGTGCTTCTCTTTTTGTTCTTGTATAAATTCTCTAAATTTCATCTCCGCCTCTACAGCGTTTAATTATGATTATAGTCTATTTATACAATTTATGTTCTGTATGCTTCTGAGGATGTTTTGGAACTAGACCTTTTCTTAATCAATTCTAGTATTTCTTGATTGTTTGCCTGCTCTGAGGTGGGTGCAAAGTATGCTCGGTCATGGCTTTCTGCATCAGTTCTTGGCTCAGAAATATAGTATATTGCCAATGACTTACGATAAACACCCTCTGGACAAACTATCTCAGTTGGCAGGCCGTGCCACGAATTATCTGCGGTGTCAAATAGAACCGCACGATTGAATTTATTATGAACTCTAGTAACACATTCTTTTGGTAGGTTCTTCTCTGCATCGTGTGACCAAAATTCTAAACCGCCATTCCATTTTTCTTGCCAATCTGGTGTCATGTAGATGATAATGTTGATTCGTCTTTCCATGCCAAGCTTTGGGTGAATAGAATAATCTTTATGCATATTCAATTTACCACCACGAGTATGCATATGCCACCCACCACCATGCATACCATAATCTGCAACAAGATTAGGAATGCCAGTAATGAGTTTAATCTTTTCAACAAACTCAGGTTTATTCATCAATGTAAAAGCCTGATATGTTTTAGCAGGAAACAAGTCCCAATGTGGAGTTAGTTTTTTGTTTTCAATGGCATTACGATAAACCGACCAAATATTTGGATCATTATAGTCAGGAAATTCATTAGACAAATCCAATGCGGTAATATCTTCAAAGAAGTTATCAATAATACAATGGCGAAATGGTTTTGCTTCTTGAAATTCTTTACTTAGTTTATCGTAATCAAATTGATTAATCATTTTTTCTTTTATATTCTTCTACAAACTGGTGAAATTGTGAGCCAAATCGTTTTGCATAACATGGGTGTTCAACAGGAAACTTTTTCACTTTTATGTGTCGGTTTTGAATTAGAAAAATAGATAACAATCTTTCAGTTACAAATGAGAAAAATGGAATCCATGAACCATTATACCCTTTACCATCACGATAGAGATAATTATATAGTTCACCATCTCCACGACAAATCTCTAATGTGTTATCAAGGAATGTTAACCATTCTGTCCAAAATTTAGAATTACCAATGTAATAATTGCAAGTAGCAAAATCATCAGACTTATAAACTAATTCTTCAGCCTTCTCGGTGATACCAATTTTTGGAAATAAACGATTTGCAAACTTCAACATACCAGGATGCCATTGGTCACCTTGCACCCAAAGATTAACATAGTTTGCTGTAACTTCTAAACTTGGATCCATGTGATACACATCATAATCAGGATTGGCCAAAATCCAATCACGAAACTCTGAAGCAGGTAACTCTGTCTTTTGCATCCAACGCCATGATAAAAGTCCCCAATACACATCGGTACCTCTGTGTTTCTCTAATAGATTTTTCCACATGGGGTATTCCCGCAACTCGGGCTTAACATTTTCGGTATTATCATACGGGGTAAATGTAGAATCTAAAAGAGGCAACTGATTGTTATCATAGTATGCCTGATACAAAATCAAATTCATTTCACCATGTCCTCAATGATAGCCTTCATATCATAGTTTGGAGCGTATCCTAATGATTTTAATTTATCAGATAGCATCCACATACTACGAACTTGTACCGTGCGATGGAAGTCAGGAATTTCAATCGGTACTAATTTACCTTCCCCACCAATTAACTCTTTGGCATACTCAATCATATCCTTAAACAATAATGGTTGCCCATTGCCCACATTGTAGGTAGTATTAACTTCGCCTTTTTCCATGATGAGTTTAATTGCCCTAGCGGCATCATTCACATGAATATAATCTCGGTAAAGATTGCCACCATCATAAACATTCACATCACGGCCTACTTTCAATTGATTAATCATATGTTGAAGTGCGTTCTTTTGTGGTGAAGCTTTCCTATCACCATAACCTGCGACATTGGCAAGACGGAGAATACGATACTTAATATCAAAAGTTTCACAATAAGAAATTAGTAGTTGCTCTGCACATCGTTTAGTAATAGAATAGAATCCATTTGGGTAGCAATTAGATTCTTCGTGTGCAGGCATCTCTGTTTCACCATAAACAAACCATGAACTGATAAAGTTAAATGTTACGGGTGAGCTCTTACATTGTCGTAAAACCTTCATCAATGTGGTTAGGTTTGTATCAATGTCAATAAAAGGGTCAGTCTTTACATTGTAATTTGTTACAGTAGAAATCATGTAAAGAATATCTTGGCCTTTTATTTCATAATCATTACGAGCATTTACTATACAACCCGGATTCTGCTTAGCAAACTCTGAACCAACAAAGCCTGAACCACCAAATACTTGAATTTTCATAGTGCTTGTTTTAACCTTTGGATTTCATCATCTGTAAGGTGCATATCAAAATTGGAATAACTAACTACTTTTTTGGTTGATGTATCTAAAATCTCTCGTCTAAATGTAATTTTGGTTAAATCTGATGGATTTCTAGTATGTTGTGTTTCAACAATTAAATTACAATCATTTGTGTTTTTAAGTAACATTTTTAATCACCTTTTCAATATAATCAAATACTGCATCATTCCAAAACGGAGGACAACCCAACAAAAATACATGAGATAATGCTTTGTTTGCCAATGGATATTTACTTGAATCATCTAAGTGTTTGAAACCTGGATGCAATAAGATATTACCAGCAAAATAGTTTCGTGTCTGAATCTTATTGGCTTCAAAGTGTGCAACCAAAGTTTCTTTTTGTTTTTGTGTTTCGCATATAATTGGCACACCAAACCAAGATGGGTCTGCCTTGTCTAACTTATCAGCAATACGAATATTCAAATATTTGGTTAATAGTTTAGATAATCTCTCTTTGTGTTCTTTGCGTTTCTGGTCAATGTAATCAACTTTTTCTAGTTGTGCTATACCAATTGCACCTTGCATATCAAGTGGCTTCAAATTATAACCTGCATAAGCAAAAATATATTTGTGGTCAATGATGCCATCATAATCTGGCAACCACTTATCAAACCTATTACCACAAGTTCCACATGGTAACATATTGTTTGAACCGACACAATAACAATCACGACCCCACCAAGAAATTGAACGAGCAATGTCAATTAGTTTCTCATCGTTAGACGAAATCATTCCGCCTTCACCTGTTGACATATGATGTGCAGGATAGAATGATGTTGACCAGCAGTAATACAAATCAGTAATCAAATTACCATTCCATTTTGTGCCTAGTGAATCACAGTTATCACCAATTAATACTATATTGTTTCTGTAACAAATATCATGGATTCTATCCATGTCAGGCGGATTGGCCAACACAGGAGAAACAATAATTGCTTTGGTCTTTGATGTAATCTTTTGTTCAATTAAATCTACATTGAAATTCAATGTATCAAACTCAATATCAATGAATACTGGCTTAAGATTGTTCTGCATCAATGGTGCAATTGTAGTTGGAAATCCAACTGGTGATACAATGACTTCATCACCATCTTGCCAATTCAAATGCTTCTTCACGGCTGCAATCATTACCAAATTGGCAGATGAACCAGAATTAACCATGTGAGATTGTTTTACATTGTATTTCTTTGAGAACTTAATTTGAAATTGCTCAACTCTTTCACCTGCTGGTAACCATTTACCTGTTAGAAACGATTTTAGACCAGCAGCAAACTCTTTTTCGTCCCACATTTGGCCAGAATACATTACATAATCTTCGCCAGGTTTGAAGTTAGAATAGTCTTGTTGATACTTCGGTTTAGCCTGTTTGGCTATTTCTTCAATTAATTTATCATCAATCATTAATATGCTTCCAATTGTCCATTTCCAGCCAATACTCCTTGGCAATATAACTTTTCAAATTCTACTGAGAAACCTTTATCAATATTACCATAGTGTGCGTGTTCTGTATCTACGCCATGTTGATTTATTGTTTGATAAATCGTTGGTAAAGTATTCAAATAATTATCAAACAATGATATACAGAATGAATACATTCTAGTTATGTATAAGTGGTCACAACCAGATTCTAATTGTTTCTGTGGTGGCAACCAAGAAGGTATTGCTTTCTTAAACACATACTTACCATATTGGTTGTCATATGCTTTTGGGTCATAACCTTCAAGCATATTGGTTCTACCTGACAACTTAAACACTCTACGGACACCAGCCATCATCTTTTGTAGTTCAGGATGTTGCTTAATAATACTTAGTGTCTTAAATAATAAAGCAACTTCAGCTTGAGATTTAAGACCTGCGTTTGCAAGTGACATTAAATCTTCATCACCAAAAAAACTAATACTCTTATTACAGTATTGAGTTACTTGAGCCATTGTTGCTTCGTCAACCTGTTTAGATGAGGCATCTACCCATAAAATAAGTGCATCAGGTGCAGCCTTGCGTAGTGATTGCAAACCTTCAATTGTTTGCCTTGTTCTTGTTTCATCATCAATAACACCAATTCTCGTTCTTAGAGCCGATGTTACTATAAACAAATCGGTATTTGGTATAATCATTTGTGCCATTCTGTATCAGGAAACATCTTAATTGTTTTATATTCAATATTGAATTTACTCTCACAAACAAAATCAATTACCTTTGCGAGTTCAATAGGTGAAATTGCTTTACTTACATCACCACAAGGATAAGGTATATCTCTACTCCACAATGGTGTGTCAATACCACCAGGATGAATACTTGTTACTTTGATTCCTCTTGGTCGTAATTCTTCACCAAGAACACCAGCAAATCCTGTAAGACCATGTTTAGAGGCACAATAACCAGATTGGTTCTCCAATTCTTCAAGGCCTGCAACTGAATTAATAAAGAAGATGCGACTGCCTTTTTCCATCTTTTGTAGTGCAAACTTAGTTACATATATTGCACCCTTGAGATTAATATCAATCATATCATCAATCTCATTCAAAGTGGTGTTTGAAAATGATTTCATCTTAAACACAGCAGCATTGTTTACTAGAACATCAATGTTATAAATTTGGTCAAACACATCATACAATGCATATGAATTACTGATATCAACTTGAAAATGTTTGTAGTTTGGAAATTGAAATATAGATTCACCACGAGCAAAACCAATTACATTCCAACCTTTCTCAATGTAATGATATGCAATCGTAGCACCAACACCACTTGTAGTGCCAGTAATTAATATAGTTTTATTCATTCTTTAGTTTTTCAAATAATTCAGCAGAAGCCTTTATCTCATCATCAGTAACATCATTTAACATTTTATAGTTACCAATACCAACAGGGACAGGTAAGTATTGATTACCGTTCCTATGCTTCATTGTATCAGATAATGATTTCTTAAGCAAGTCAAAATTACAAAAATCTTTATGAAATGTTGGTAATTTTAGATTATTTGCCGTTTGAAAGATTCTTTGTAGTGTTGGCATATCAATGTAGCCACGAATCTGAGATAGGCAAGAGCTAAACAGGCAATCTAATACAACGGCTTCACCGTGTTGTAGGTTTGGTATATTCTGCATTTCAATAATTGGACTAAACGAATGACCAAAGTCAACACATCGGTCTAGTTTTCTTTCCCACAGATTTGGTGCCAGTTCTTCAATCATGCCTGTGATAGCAAGATTGATTACACGAACAGGCACGGCACCAAACTGAAACTTCTCATCAACCAATTGTTCATATGATTCTTCCATCAACTCAAACAATTCTTTGTCTTTGATTACCGCAAGTTTGAATATCTCTGCAATACCATTTACAATGTTTCTTTGGTCTTGTGTCTTAATAAACTTCTTATCAAGTAATGTGGCAATTGGTGGGTAATATGCACCAATACGATTTCGTCTGTTGAAATGATTGGCTGCAACTTTAACACCAACTGAAGCATCTACAATAGCCAACAATGTAGTTGGCACTTTAACATAAGGAATGCCTCTACGATAAATTGAGCAACAGAAACCAACCAAGTCTAACAGAACACCACCACCAATTACAATGACAGGTTCTCTACGCAGAACACCAACATCTTCAAAGAATTTAAGAATCTGGTCTGTATGATGCCAGTCTTTGTTTTCTTCTGTGGCATCAATAACAAACAATTTTAATTCTATTTTGAAAGTATCAAAGTATGCCTGTAATTGTTGGCCATAGATTTCATTGACTGTCTTATCAATCACAACCACTTTACGATTGGACTCATTGAACGATAACAGGTCGTGATTGTTTACATCAAACACATCACTAGAATACTTTAGAATAAACTCAATAGGCAGTTCAGCCTTGACTGACCATGTGCGTTTATAATTATCAAATTTAGTTAATACATTTTCCATTAAAATATCTTACTTAACAAATGGCAAGCATGAACATAAAAAAACTTTGCTTTTTCAAAATCACCAGCTGCACACTTAAATGGCAACATACGAATGAATTGAGTTGCTTCTAATACATCAATGATTTGTTTATGTTCAAGGTGTGATTCAAAGATTTTACTAAAAACTTTTAGATTATTTGGTATATCTAAGTTATGTGATACAGATGAACCATCTATAATAACAAACCTATCATTTATAAAACCATAATGACTGCGAGAGCATTGAAGCACTTGTGAATAATCTAATAGCCTACTATCTATAATGCTTTCTTCATAAGGGTCAACAAACATAACTTTATCTTCTTCAAAAGAATACATCATATTCTCTAGTGTTGGATTACCATGAATATTTTCTTCTGAGATTAATTCCATTTCATCAAAGAAGTTCTTCAACTCAGGTAGAAAGTTTTGAATGCCGTGTGTTATTTGACCATTATACTCAAAAGTGTTAAGTGTTCCAAGTTCATAAAAATTATAGAAAGTTGGATACTTAAAAGCATCTGAAAGTTTTTGTGTAACTTCTTCTTTGAAGTATAATTTGGGACCACCAGGATTAGGAATATACATCTTGCGGTGTAGATTATCAAATGCCCACATCATTGCATCGTGTATTCTTTCAATTTGGTTTTCTGTTAATGTGTCCTCTGCCAAAATGGTCTTAACATCTCTGTAACCTTCCAAATAAGAAATATCAAAGTATGCTGAATTATTTGAATAGTTCACATCTAATACTTTTGGAAATAAACCAGTTTCGGCTAATCGTTGCAGTTTCTTTAACTGTGTATACCAACGAACATAACCATATTCACGATTGTCTTTTGTGCTAATTAATTTGCGAATAAACTTTCTATCGCCATCTTCATACAATGATGTAGAGCTGAGAGAACCACCTTTTAATTGTGTAACTTTCATCTTAAGCTCTTTTTCGCCAATTCAAGACCATATTCTTGTGGTGAACCAAGAACAATGGTTTCATATTTGTTGTTCAAATCATTCAAACCAATAGAACAATTCTTCTCAATCATATGTGTAAACAGGTTTGCAATATACATTTCTTTACCAACAAATGTGGTAGATAAACTCTCATACATCTGTTGGTATAATTGTGAGCTTTGAAACCCATAAAGACCAGAACTGGCAAATGGAGAGATAGGAGATTTCTCTACAATTTCTGTTACGAGTCCATCTTTTGAGCGAACATAAGAATACTTTGGATTATTGGCAACAAACACATCAATGTAACCATCAGCCATCAAACTTTCAATCTCATCAAAATCTCTACCAATTAAAAGTGTATCAGCATTGTGAACAAAGAATGGTTTGGTTTGGTTCTTTAGTAGTGAAGCACCAATGTATGCTGTGTGTGCCTGACCATCAGTATCACCAATGTATTGAATATTATTCTCTGTTAGACCTAGTGGTTTAATTGTATCAACTAGTTTGGTCTTAAAATAAGAATCTCTTTTATTCGCCAGAAGAATAGTTTCATCAAAAGTACCAAGTTGCTTAATGATTTCATGGATAATTGTTTCATCACCCCAAGGTAAAAGATACTTTGGTATGTCAAAGCCAACATCATGGAATCTGGTGTTTAAACCAGCCATGCATAATACTAACGAAGCCATTGTTCAAAGTCCTCACGAATCAAACTGTGCCATGTTCCGTTATAGGGACCAGGTGGAAATGGATGATTAAGATTACAATATATCAAGTTCTCACCAACCAAATCATTTGCTTTCCAGTTTTCACTCATCATATCTTCACACATCATTTGCACACCATCTTCATCATAAAACTCATCAATACGGTTAAAAGTGTCTGCATACTTGTCCATATTTTCTGAAGATGAAAACGCAAATTGGTCATTACCAAAATCTCTTTGAGGTGTCATACGACAATTTGGTATATGAAGTTTTGTATTATCTAACTCTGCAAAAGGTATTCTAACATTAATGGCAAAATCAAAACGAGAACGAATCACCCAATCAAATTTCATGTTATTGGATTCTTCATAGACCTTTTTTAATTCATTACATTTCATAATGCCATACAATTGGTTATAAGTTGACCTAGCTGGGTCTTTTACTTTCCAGTTTGGTTGTGGTGGTGGAACTCTGGTGTATTTTGATAGGTCATTTGTCAAAGACTTTTCAATCATAAATGCTTCAGGTTTATAAATTTCAATATCTGCAACTTCAGGTGTTTCCCACACATGACAAAAAACGGTAACATCGTTACCGTCTAGTATGTTTCTTTTAATAAACTCGTAGCCTTGTTTTACGCAACGAGGTTGGCCTGATAAACAAAGTGCAATTTTCATTTGAGCCACTTATCATTCTCTAACGACCATTGAACCATACCTTTAATACGGTCACGCAAAGAAATCTTTGGTTTCCAACCTAGAGATTCCATATAATCACCAGACAAAGCGTAGCGTAAATCGTGGCCAGGTCTGGATGAATGAAAGTCAACCATCTCATATTTTAACTCCTTGTTTTGTGCTTCTGCAATTAATTTAGCCAATTCTAAGTTATCTACTTCATCGGGACCAACAATGTTAAACTTAGGAATCTTCGCACCACCGAAATCAGGGATACGAGCATAATCTTCAGGCAGGTTTAGAATAAACATTAAACCATCTGCAACATCTTTAGCATGAACATAGTGGCGTGAGCCTGCCTTTGTTTTGCTTCTATCAGAGTGAATAGTAAGTGTTTCACCATCACGAGCATACCGAATGGCCTTAGGAATAAACTTCTCAGGATGTTGGCGTTCACCAAACACATTCATTGTATGTGTAACAATAATTGGCATATTGTATGTGTTCTCAAATGCAACACACATTTCTTCACCTGCCGCCTTAGATGCTGAATATGGATTCGTAGCATTGTAACGGTCTCTTTCTTTGTAATCTACGCCTTCTGGTGCGGGACCAAACACTTCATCTGTGCTGAAGTAAACAAACTTTTCTAAGTTCTTTAATGTGCGAGCATAGTTTAATAGATTAACTGTACCGATTACATTGTCTTGCACAAACTCCATTGGGAATTCAATTGAGCGGTCTACATGAGAACCAGCTGCAAGGTGCAATACTAATTGAACATCACCAATTAAACCTGAAGTCTGTGGATTAATTTCAGCACGCAAATCATGGAACACAATCTCAACCCGTTTCTTCTGCTCAGGTGAATACTTCTTCATAATATCTTCAAGGCGATTTAGATTGCCAGAGAAATCTAATCGGTCAAGTGATACGATTGTCCAATCTGTTGTATCAAGGATTGTTTCAATCAAGTGATGTGCAATGAAGCCTGCACCACCTGTAATTAATACTCTTTTAGTCATTATATTTTTCCTCTATAACCTTTTTCCATTCTGGTACTCTATCATATTGATGAACAATTGTAAAGTCTTTTCCTGTTGAAGTTGCAACTTTGCCGTCTTTCATAATTGGTGATGGTTCAAGCAAGAATGGTTTGAATTCGTTAATCTTACTTGGGTCGGCAGTTGTGCCTAATTGTGCAGCCCATCCATCTTCTGACTTCATGTATCTTGCCACAGATTTATATGGCTCTTGTGAAATCATAAAGTTAAATGTGGATTGATCCACAATTGGTATAGGTCGATTTACTGACATAACAAATATCATCGCACACAAATCTCTCATCGCTTCACCACGACCTGCCAAAACGCCTACATTGTAGATTGTATTGTCTTTGAATCTTTCATGGAAGAAGGGACCAAATGTTTCAATTAAGTTTTGGTTACCCCATGGTTCATCTTTGTATTTCATTGATTCGGAAGCAAACATCAGCTTAGCACCTGGCAATTCCATGCCAAGGTATTTTGTTGGGTCTTCCTGAAAGATTACATCTTTAACATCGGTAGTAATAACAAACCGATAAGCATCATGTGATTGTAGGTAATTGTAGATGTGAACAAAGCGCTCTACATGGACAGGCAACGATGATTGGTATTCATATCGTTGTGTAGTGTCGTTTGCTTTTCCAGGCAAAATGACCTGAAATCCGGCATCAGATAGCCGTTTGATGGTTTCATAATCAATGTTAAAGGCGACCATAACTTTCTCGCCTTTATAACCTGATTTGTTGATAGAGTTAACCCAATACTTCAGTTTACTCCAATCATAATTCGTGGTACATCCTATAATCAAATCTTTCATAATATTTCCAATCAGTTAATATATTACTTATGTCGCTTGTAGTCCTTAAACTTGGTAATGTTTTGACCTGGCGTGTCTTTCTTATAAGTATTTGCCAATTCATCGGTACCCCATGCACCTGCACCAGCCTTAGGCAAAATATCAGGCTTCACAATTTCATTTACACTCTTATGTAGTTTCACTCCAGTTACATCTTGCACCAACTTCCATGCTTCTTTGTGTTTTTTATTCTTAATGTGTGATTGTAACACATCTTTTTGCTTTTGTGAAGCCTTTTGGTGAAACTTAAATAGTTCCATCACACCAATATTGCCTTGGTATGTGGCTTCATTCATTTGTTTTAATGTTTGTTTAATCCAAAATACTCTTTGAACTGACATATTAACCTCTGGTAAGATTCAGAATTTTTTGAATCTGTGTTTCTAATGTAGCCTTACGATTAGGCCATTTGATAATTGGTTGGTCTGCCGTCTGTAATAGTTTGGTAAGAAATGGAAGAATTAACTTTTCTACCTGTTGTAATCTTGCCTTGTATTCTTCTACTGTTTCTTCTTTCTCTGCAATAACATCTGTATATTCTTCTTCATCCATTGCGGTGAAACCAAAATCATCATCACCATATTCTTTCATTATTAGGTTGAGGTCATATTTGATATCAGCCATTATTTACTCCAATTTTTTGCAGCAGTAAAATTTGCTTGTGAGAATTCTAATCTATCTATTAACTTCATAGCGTTACCTTTAATTCGGTCAACGGCTACGAAACCTTCTGGTGCAGTAATTCTAAATCCATTGTCTGTGCGAATGAATGTGCCTACATCACGAATGGTTTCCAATTTACGAACAATCATTAGTTTAGCATCAACAAGTAAATTCTGTAAATCAAATATCTTTTTAAGTTCGGCAGCATTACTGCGATAGAACCGCATGATTTCATTCTTCTTTGCAATTCTTTCTTTTTTGGTTTTTTCTAATTTGGCTTCAAGAACAGATTGGTTCAATTTTGTTTCAATAGATTTAACCAATTCGTTGGTGTGTGCTGTTGTATTCTTAATTGCCTGACCTTCACGCACTTTACTATTGTTAAATGTTTTAATCTGCATTAAAATTGTTTCATTGGCTGAAATGCGATTCAATGCCAATGGATTAATCTGTTGAAATAACGAACCTGCCTGTGATAACACTCTTGTAATTTCTTTTGTTTCATCTTCTGTAAATGTGGCAGTACCAGAAGCATCAACAAATGAGGCATCACGAAACCAAACATCTTTGGTTGTAGATAACTTACCAATATCCACATTGAATGATGCCTTCATATCAGATATGGTTTTGCCTGTGTATGATGTATGAAACACCACACCCAATTGTGCAGCCAACATCGCCTGTGCTAATTTAGAATCAGCAGGAATGGCATAGACAATTGTGTTTGGTTGAAAGGTGATATACTTTTCACCATCTATTGTTTCTTTTTTCAAATCACCTTTTGAAAACATCATATCACCTTGCAATACCCCTTTGATACCAAGTTTTGGTAGGTAGCGTAATGCAACTTTCAACTTATCATTCAGACCTTCGGCTGGGTGATTCTTATCAATATCTTTATCTGTATAATTTAGTTTTGCATTTTTAGCAAACACACCCTTAGTACCAACAAAGAATTTACCATTCTCTGGATTGGTACCAACAAATATAGCAGGTGCACCATCCCATTTTGTTGTTACATTGACATGAGATTGTGATTGACCAGCAAGCATATCACGGAGAGAACGGAGAAAATTAATTGCTTCTCGGCTACCCGACACACCACGATTTAGAACTTCATCTTCAATGTGTTCAAGATGAACATTCTTGCCTTCTTTACTTTCTGTTAAGTATTCTGTGAATTTCATTTTTTTTATTTGTAAGAGAAGTTACACATCAATCGTGTTGGATAACCATCTTTTCCTTGTGTATCTCTAATGTTTAATCCTAAAGTATATTTTTCAGTTTCAATAACTATATCAACTCTTTTACCACTACCACCTTTACCTCCATAATAAACAATCATAGATTGTGGAGCTGCTGCGGCTTGCATATACTTTTTTGTTACATTAAAAACTTTTACATTTCCTTTTTTAATTTGGTGAACTACTGTGTAACCATAACCTATTCCTGAT